TCCTGAGGTTGCCTGGTACCTGGTGAGCCGCGGGATTGAGCTGCCGACCTGTGTGCCGCTGGTGAAGACCCCGGAGCCTCGCTTGGTGGCGGGTGCGAAATTTGATGCTGAGCGTGTTGACCGCGTTTTGACCGCGTTTGGCCTGCTGCGTCATACGCAGGGTAAGTGGGCTGGGCAGGCGTTGAAGCCGGACGCTTGGCAGGTCGCTTACATCTTGGCACCAGTGTTTGGCTGGGTGCGGTTCGAGAAGGAGATCGGCGCTTGGGTGCGGATCATCCGGTCGCTGTATGTCGATGTTCCCCGCAAGAACGGGAAGACGACGATCGGCGGCGGGATCGGCATCTACTTGACGTGCGCCGATGGTGAGTCGGGCGCGCAGGTGGTGTGTGCGGCGACGACGAAGGATCAGGCGAAGTTCCTGTTCGCGCCGGTGAAGTTGTTGGCTGAGCGTTCACCTGCGTTGAAACCGCATGTACGGGCGTTCACGAACAAGATCGTTCACCCGTCGTCGGGGTCGTACATGGAGCCGGTGTCGTCGGTCGCCGAGGCCCAGCATGGTGCGAACTTGCATGGCGGCCTGGTCGATGAGCTGCACGTGCATAAGTCGCCGGACATGGTGGAAACACTGGAGACGGGTACGGGTTCGCGTGACCAGCCGCTGATTGTGATTATCACGACGGCTGATGATGGGCGCACGAACTCAATTTATGCGCGTAAGCGTGACTACGTGGACCGGTTGGCGAAGCGGGTCATCAAGGATCCGACAACGTTTGGTGTGGTGTTCGCTGCCCCTGCTGGTGCTGATCCGTTTGTGGAGGAGACGTGGCGGGCAGCGAATCCTGGCTTTGGTGTGAGTCCGACCAGGTCGTACATGCAGGCCGCGGCGAAGAAGGCGCAGAACTCACCGGCTGAGTTGAGTTCGTTTCTCCGGTTGCACTTGGGGATTCGGACGAAGCAGGCGACGAAGTTCATCAACTTGGTGGACTGGGATCGTTCGGCCGGCGTCGTCGACGAAGAGCTGCTGCGTGACCGGGTGTGTTTGGGCGGCTTGGACTTGGCGTCGGTGTCGGACGTGACGGCTTTGTGCTGGTTGTTCGACGACGAGGCTGGCGGATTTGATTCGCTGTACCGCTTTTGGGTGCCTGATGCGGCCATGGAGTCGTTGGATTACCGAACAGCGGGCGCGGCCACGGTGTGGGTGCGTGAGGGTTGGCTGACAGTGACGCCGGGCAACGTGACTGATTACGCGTTTGTGCGTGCGGCGATCGGTTCTGATCGTGAGCGCTTCAACGTTCAGCGGATTGGTTATGACCGCTGGAACTCGTCGAAGTTGGTGAATGAACTCCTCGAGGATGGCGTGCCGTTGCTCCCAGTGGGGCAGGGGTACGCGTCGATGTCGGGGCCGATGAAGCAGATTCAGCGCCTGGTGTTGGGGTCCACGCCGCGTAAGCCGTTGCTGCGTCATGGGGGTAACCCGGTGATGCGCTGGATGGTGGACAACTTGGCGGTGCAAACCGATCCGGCGGGGAATGTGAAACCGGATAAGGCGCGCTCGGGAGACAAGATCGACGGCGTTTCCGCGCTCGCGGATGCGTTTTACCTGGCGGTGGCCGATCAGGCCGAACCGACGTATGAGTCGGCTGTCTTTGTGTGAGGGAGGTTTGCTGTGCCCTTGACGACGGAGCAGGCGCTGGATTGGGTGAAGCGCCTTGAGGTGAAGTTGGGTAAGCAGGCCACCGAGATTGCGAAGCCGTTGGAGTATTACGGCGGGGAGCATTCGCTGGCCTTTGCGACGCCGGAGTTCCGGGCCGCGATGGGTGGCTTGTTCAACGACTTTTCTGACAACTGGTGTGGTGTTGTTGTTGATTCGGTCGCTGAGCGTCTACGTCTACGTGGCTTTCGTGCTGCAGATTCCAAGGATGCTCATGCGGCGTCGTGGGATTTGTGGACCCGGTCGAACGCTGATGCTGATCTGAACCCTGCGCTGGTGACAGCACTCGCGGCCTCGAGGTCCGCGGCGATCGTCTGGTATCCCGATTCTGATGGCGCGGCCCCTGAGATCACGTTTGAGCACCCGTCTGAGGTGGTTGTCGGCTACGTGGCCGGTTCGCGCCGCCGCCGGGTAGCTGCGTTGAAGGTGTGGTCCGAAGATGAGCGCCTGTCGTTCGCGACGCTGTACACCTCCGATGAGGTGTGGAAGTTCCAGCGCGAAGGCACGGCGGCGTGGTTTCCACGCCAGGGTCCTGATGACGCGTCGTGGCCGTTGCGCCACGACTTGGGTGCGGTTCCGGTTGTGGAGCTGCGCAATAAGCCGGACTTGCTGGGTAACGCGTACAGCGAAATCACGCAGGTCATCCCGAAGCAGGACGCGGTCAACCTTCTGTGGGCGCACGTGTTCACCGCGTCGGATGCGGCAGCGCTGCCTCAGCGCGTAGTGATTGGCGCGGCGATCCCGAAGGTTCCGGTGCTGGACGATTCAGGCGCCCAGGTCGCGACGCGTGATGCCACGAAGGAAGAGATCGAGAAGTTTCGACAGAACCGGCTGGGCTGGATTCCTGACCCCAATGCGCGCACCGCTGAGTGGTCGGCAGCGCGGTTGTCGGAGATTGTGAGCACCATCCGTGTGCTTGTGCAGCATGTGGCTGCACAGTCGAAGACGCCGCCTGACTACATGTTGGGCGACATGGCGAACCTGTCCGGTGATGCGTTGTCGGCGGCTGAGCGTGGCTTGGTGTCGAAGGTGCGTGAGCGTCAGACCGACTTTGGCGATCCGCTACGAGAGGTGATGCGCCTTGCCCACCTGGCTGCGGGCAGTCCTGGCGATGCTGCGGCGATTGCGGGTGGCAGCGTGGTGTGGGCTGATCCTGAGCACCGCACGATGGGCGAACTGGTGGATGCATTGACGAAGCAGATGTCGATCGGTGTTCCGATGGAAGCGCTGTGGGAGCGCCTGCCCGATGTTGATGCCCCTGAGATTGCGCGCTGGAAGCAGCTGCGCCGTGATTTTCCGACCGCTGGCCTTGTGCCTGCGTTTGTGCCACCTGCCGCCCCGGCAGCGTGATGTTCCAGCCTGCGCGCAACGCGTGGGCTGCTGTCCCTCTCGCAAGGAGAGCCCCGTGAAGAGTGTTTTGCGTCAGCGTGTCCTGCCGACCCCTGGTGTTCCGGTGGGGTGGGTGAATGGCCGTCCGGTGTTCCCGATCTTGGGGGCGTCCGAGGATGACTCGAGCAATGAGCCGCCGGCCGATGATTCGGGCGATGCGGCTGAGCCGCCAACTGGTGACGGCGATGCGTCGTTGGGTGATGCTGGCAAGCGCGCCATCGATCGGATGAAAGAGACGGCGAAGGCCGCTGTTGCTGCCAAGAAGGCCGCCGAGGCGGAGTTGGCAGCGCTGAAGGCGCAGAACCAATCCGCTGCTGATGTGGACGCGGCGATTACGGCTGCAACGCAGAAGGTGGCGTTGGAGTACCAGTCGAAGGTTGTGGCTGCGGAGATCAAGGCTGCCGCGGTGGGCAAGGTTGTTGACCCTGACTTGTTGGGCAACTTGCCTGAGTTCGACCCCTCAAAGTTTGTCACCAGTGATGGTGACGTCGACCAGGCGGCGATTGCTTCGGCGATTACCGATTTGGTCGCAAGTAAGCCCTACCTCGCGGCGCAAGGCGGCAGGTCGCAGGGCAGCGCCGACGGTGGTCCCCGCAATGGGGGTTCGTCGGTTGCAGACCGTTCAACGAAGGACTGGATCGAATCCATGGCTAAGCGTTGACGGCATTCCCCGAAACCCATGCACGTCTCACAGGAAGGGCCTAACTGATGCCCAACACTTTGAACAACGCGGCGCTTGTCACAGCCGTTCGCGGCGCTCTTGCCGCTCTCTACCACTCGGTTCAGACGCTGCCCACTGTGGCGCTGGACTACGGCCAGGCACTTGAGCGGGGCAAGGGCGACACTGCCCGGGTCCGCGTTGAGGGTCTTGTGTCGGCCTCGAACTTTGCTGGTACGGCAAACGCTCAGGACCTCACTGAGGTGTTTGTCGACGTGAAGGTCGACCAGCAGCCGAACAGCCAGGTCAGCCTGTCTGCTAAGGAGCTGACGTTCGGCATTGAGGACCTGTCGCTTCAGGTCATCAAGCCGCAGTTGCGTGGCATTGCCGCGTACATCGACACGTACCTGAATGCTCGGATTGTGGCTGCGGCCCCGTCTGCAGCTGTGGGTGCCACCAAGACGTCGTTCATTGACGTTCTGTCGCTGGGTCGCAAGGCCTTGAACGACAACAAGGTTCCGATGGATGGGGACCGCTTCTTGGTCCTGACCGCTGCCGATGCTCAGCGCGTGCTGAAGATCGCTGGACTCTTGGATGCCTCTGCTGTGTCCGATGGTGGTCTGGCATGGCGCGAGGGGTTCCTTGGCCGCAAGATGGGCGTCAACATCTACGAGTCGCAGTACGCGACGACGTCGACGCTGTACCACCGTTCCGCGGTGGCGGCGGCGTTCGGTTCGCCTGCCGCCCCGATCGGTGGGGCCCTTTCGGGAGCCGACCAGTTCGAGGGCATCGTCGCTCAGCTCATCGCCGGGTTTGACAACGCTTCGATCGGCAACCGCCTCACGGCGCACGCCTTGTTCGGTGCGAAGGAGAACCTTGACGGCGGTGGCGCTGGCACTGGCAAGCGCGCAGTCAAGCTCGACCTCGCGACGATCGTTTCCGTCTGACGCGTTCCCCCCGCCTCGCTTTTGGTGGGGCGGGGGGCTGCGTTCCATCTGACTCCGAAGGGAAGTTTGTTGTGGCTACTCGCAAAGTCGTTGAGCCTGAGGCCGTTGAGCCTGAGGCCGTTGAGCCTGAGGCCGTTGAGCCTGAGGCCGTTGAGCCTGAGATCGATTCGGGCATTGCAGCGAACCTGGTGACGCTGTCGCAGTCGTTCTCGTGGGATGAGCTCGCTGAGTTCCACTCGCACGATGAGGCGCTTCACGCGTTCTGCATCGCCCAGGGTGCGGCGGCTGAGGCTGTCGTCGCCGACCAGGCCTGACTCACCGTTCTTGTTTGACGTCGTGACACGGATGGGGGTGTTTGCTGGTGGCTTCGGGTTCGCACAAGACGAACGTTGACCCTGCTGGCAACCCTGTCCGTGTTGTGACGAACGCGGGCGTCGATTCTGGTGCTGAGCAGCAGGTGGTGACACTCGCGTCGCAGGCCGGCACGTTCATCGGCGAGGCTGGTTCCCCGCTGGTGGTGAGCGCTGCTGGGACTGTGGTGGTTGCTGGTGTTGTTGACGCGTCGGGCTCTGTGGTCAGTATCGCTGGCACGGTCCCCGTGTCTGGCACTGTTGCTGTGTCGGGCACTGTGCCCGTCTCCGGCCCCCTGACCGATGCGCAGCTGCGGGCCGCGGCTGTCCCTGTTTCAGGCACGGTCGCCGTTAGCGGCACGGTCCCGGTATCTGGCCCCCTCACCGACGCCGCTCTCCGCGCGACTCCGGTCCCCGTCTCTGGCACGGTGACAATCACTGACGGCTCTGGCCCCGTAACGGTTGACGGCACGGTCGCGG